CTTCCAGCAATACCAAATGGAACCGATTGTTCCTTAATTACTTCAGACCATTTACAAACATTCATCTTACCATCTTGAAGATAAGAAATAACTGGATCAGCCAATCTGTGGTAACCATACAGCTTGTCTTTAACATCTACGTTAGCATCCAATAAATTTGAACGGACTGCTACTTGTACTGTTACACCTCTTTCCATACATTTTGCTAACCAGAATTCACAACAAGCTCTGCCCATTTCAGCAAAATATAAATTACCTTTATAGGTAAAGTCTGCTCCGAATAAATTAACATTCCCCACTTTATTCCAACAGGCAAATGCAATGGCATAAGCGACTGTATTGTTTATGTACCCACATTCCGTATCTTTAATTAAAGTTTCTATCGGATATAGTTCTAATGCAGGAACCCTTTCGTCTAACTTACAAGTATAAATAGGACATTTTAGCTTTGGTAAAGTTTGTCTCATTATTTCTGACATATCACCTGCATCTTCAGACTCAAAAAATCTGGACACAGGGTCCATTACAAAAGCACGATCTGGATTAGGAATTACGCTAATCATCGCATTAATGACCCAAACTTCGTCAAACTCCTGACTATGCGTTATAGCCATGTGATAATCCAATTGACTGTTTCCCATCGCCACAATAGCTATATTTTTGCCTTTCAAGGCTTTTATCGGCTTTTTTAACATATCTGCTCCTTATGTTTTTATGTTACTGGTATCCTCAATTGTCCTGATCGATAAGCATCTTTACGATCCCTGCCATCACCAAGAACTTTAAGTCTTGCCAAAGCTTCCTCATATCTGGCTTGATATATCTGAAACATATCGGCTTCGCCTTTCATGAAGGTGTAACCTTCAATCAAAGACCCATATAATAATGCGGTTTCTGCATTGGTAGAAAGCCATGTAGTTCCCCCAGTGGCTCCTACTGTAAGTGATGCAGGTCTGTAAAAATAATGTATCTCGGCTGCAAAAGCGGCTCCTGGTGTCGGACCAAGAATAAAGTATGTATCACTAAAAATTGCATAATACTTAGGAAAAGAACCACTTCCTGTAGCAGTGGCAGAAGGATAAGTTTCTCTAATCCAATTTACATCTTTGTTTAAAAGAAATTGCTGATTACTGTCTCCATCCGTTAATGATAAAGAATAAGGAGCCAAAAAATCAGTGGGCACCGATAAATATTTAACGTCTATCTCCGTTGTTCCCGTTTGATTTTTTCTAAAATCAGGCAGTTGTACTACATTCAGTATTCTTTCTTCTGCCTGTTTAATAATAGTATCTAAAGTATCTGTAAAAGTAGTTTCTGTATTTTGAAGGTAATTTTGTATAGCTGTCTTTAATCCTGCATAAGTCATGATATAACCACCTTAATAAAACCTACTTCACCAGTCATGTACATATTCTCTAGATTACTGGGTCCAAATTCCGAGTTCCAACCGCCTATAGGGTTCCATGCCGAAGTTCTCCTGCTTGCTGCTTGACCAAGAGGAGGTCTGGGATTCCTTAAAGCTATTGGATCATTAATCTTGAAACTACCTAATTGTAATTGTGGTTGAGGTTCATCATCACATTCGGGACACACCATCCAACCTGTGGGTCGCAAGTCTCTAGTTTGATTTCTTAATTCTTTTAAAGGATAGCGAAATCCGCAACGATCACAGAATCCAAACGCTTTATTACCTGCTGCAAATTCACCCATTAGTTATAACTCCAAGGTACAAATCTAAAGGATGCCTTAACCCTGTTTTCCTCGGCTGCTAAATCAAATTGTTCCATGTATTCTTGTTTTAATAACGCTAATCGATTACCGACTGCTTCTGGATATTTCATTCCGACATAATAAGCTAAACCTGCTACCAGACTGGGAAGAAACAATTTTGGCACATCCATGTTATAACTGCCTAAATCTCCACTGTCGTAAACTTGTCTGACCCGATAATAGCTTAATACATAAGTTTGAATATCATCAGGCACAGGATACAAGACTATCTTAAAGCTACTGGTTAATCGTTCTACATAATATTGCAAGGGTCTGCCTTCTTGCAATTTATTAGGCAAATCTGCATAACTTGATACAGAAACTCGTGTAAGATCATAATCAGTTTGACTAGAAGTATCACCGCTATTTAGACGTAAATGCACTTCCAACACATCAACAGTGTCTGCATCAAAAGTATATTCAGAAGTACCAGCCGTTAAGGTGGTAGTTCCACTTTCTAAAGTCCATAGGTTTAAGCCTCGGTTCTGCCATTCGAGCATCATCAGATCAAGACTGCGTCTGGCAGTCTTATAATCATATCCAGTGCGAGCTTCTAAGCCACACCTGTCAAATGCCTCATCGACAATATCACCGATATCTAAATTAAACGCATTGGTAGTCGTAGTAGCCATTATTACCTTGCTACTTCTGCACCTTGTCTGGCTCTTCTTCTTTGGGTTGAGCCAATAATACCGCCATCGCTCTTATAATCTACTTCAACGCCTTGGGCTTGAGCTGCTTTTTTAGCAGCCTTTTTCCCTGCCTTATCATAAGGGTAATGTACACCATCTACTTCGGGCATATTTTTTCCTCCTCCTGAAAGTTTCCCTCCAGAACTTTTATTAGATTTTCCTGCTTTACTAAGAGCAATTGCGACAGACTGGTCTTGTGGGATGCCCTCCTGCCGCAATGTTCTTATATTAGAGGAAATATCTTTGTTAGATTTACCTTTCCTTAAGGGCATTAACTAGGATTAGCATAATGCTTGTGTGCCCAAACAATAATACTATAAGTATCACCGCTTGTCTGATCATTGGTTGTTAACAACAAATCACCATTTACACCGCTTCCTCCGTTATTGGGAATGCCTGGTAATTGATCCATTCCATAGGAAAAATTCCATGTATCACTCCAATCCTTAGGTGCTTGGCAAATAAACACATTGGAAGTTGCGTTCCAATACAGTTTAAAACCCATACCGATATTACTAAACCACATTCTCTGTAAAGAAACTCGGTTACAGGCTTGTCCTGTAAGGGGACTTGATTCCAAAGCTGAAACATCAATTTTAGCAACTGCACTTTCACCCGTGTTATCGCTAATATTGGTAAATTTCATTACCAGATTTTTTCCGCCATCCTCTATTGTTTGTGATGTTACTGCGTCAGCCATAAGTTATCTCCTAATTATTATGTTAGGTCTCTTTTCTGAGCATATATAACAGTCACACGAATAGTTCCAGCCGAAGCTGAACCTGCTGTAATATCAACTTCAATCTTAGTAGTTGTACCAATATCTTTCCAGTTACCACAAATAGCCGCTACCCCTAGAGGTACACGTCTTGCTGTAGCTGAAATACCTAAGTTGTCCACATAGGCATCTGCATCAGATGCGGTTCCAATATCAATCTTAGAATCACTTGAAGACGATCCTGTAAATACAGTTTCTGCACTCAATACAAAATCAATAATTTGACTTTGTGCTGGTAGATTAGCTAAAAGATTACTAGCACCTGCGTTATATGCAAATGCTGCCGTTTGTGACATTACAACCCAACCTGTATTGGCTACGTCACCCGTATCTCCATAGGTTGTTCCTGTTGTATTTTGAATGGTCCCAGCTTTAACGGGACCTGAAAAAGTTGTTGTTGCCATAATTTAGTCTCCTAAATAACTCTATCGTCTTGGCAAGTCTGCTAGGGCAGTCGATAGATATAAAAAAATCCCTAGATACAAAAAAAGGGAAGTAGTAAAAAACTACTTCCCTAATTTCTTATGACGAACCTGGAGAACCATACGCTCCTAATGGGTCTGAAACTCCAAAGGAGTATCTTTCCCTAGATTTGTAGCGAACATTGCCTGTATCGAAGTCCCCATCCATACTGTTCTCGATAGGGGTTCTGACAAAGTGCTTAAATCCGTTAGGAATATCGGTCATTAAGAACCATGCATTCGTGTCGGTTAAATAGTGATTAACTGTAAAACCTTCAGGAACAGTTCCTAAAGAACGAAAAGCGTTAATGTCATTGTCAGCAGTTCCTGGTCTACCTGGAGAGTCCAGCAATCTAGTTGCTGTAAACTGGTAGTTCGTAGGAATGACCAATTTACTTGGTCTTGCCGCAATTTTCAGTCCACGCTCATCTGTCCAACCAGAAATGGTAATGGTTGCATTCTCAAGAGAAGTCTCATTGAGGTCTGCAGCCGTAGCTGGGCGATTAGAGTTTTTCCCACCCGAAACAAGTGGGTGACCATCACCGCCAGTTATGCCATCACCTGATGCTGTGAATAAATTCACGCCATCACCTGATTGGTATGAGTTGGTAAATCCATTGTTAAATGGAACAACAGCCTTCTGTTGTTTGGTATAAGCCATACCACGAGCTAATGCTTTGGTATAGCGAGCAGAGAGAGAGTCATAAAGGTTATCCTCCATTGCCTCCTCTGTGATCGCAAATCCCATTGCAATTGTTTCATGGTTATAGCGTGCTGTGAACGCCTCCTGTGCGTTGTCGTAGGACATCGCTCCACCTTCAGCCTTTACTGGAGCTGCTCCAAAGCCTGAAAGTTTAGTTTCTTCCTCGAAAGAACGATCAGAAGATTCCGTTTCATACAACTCTGCGTCTTCGTTTTCATACTTAGCGTATTCGAGTCCAAAGAGAGCATTAAGTCCAGGGAGGAGTTCTTTCAGCAATTGTGCTCTTGAAATAGCCATATATTACTCCTATATACCTGTTGTATTATCGTACTGGTGCCCAGCGTTAAATTTAACAATAACATCTGTATAGCTGTCTCCAACAGACGAATCTGGTCCATTAACGAAATCAATGATTCGTAATGGTAGAGTCGCTGTGGTAGATGCAGCCGTAGAAATGTCTACTGCGTTTTTACTGGTGCCAATTGTTGTAGAGCCTGAGGTGTTCGCCAGAGCTACATTATTTCCTAATGTAGTCTGAGCACCTGACCCATCACTTTGCATCTGAATTACCAATGCAGGGTCGGTTATAATATAACCTACCGCATCGGAAGCTATAACAGAAGCTGTCCACATTTGTGCGAACGTCTTCTGACTAGTGTTTGGATCGGTGTAAGAACACCCAACAAATACCCCACATGGAGTGAAAGTAGTAGTTCCAGCGTCTTTTTCAATAGTCCCTGCCGCTACTAACTTTACAAAATCTCCATAGAAGATATTTACTGCATATGCACTTGCAATCTTTATGTGCTGAACTTTTCCTGAATAGGAACCGCTTGCACTTAAAGTACCAATTGGTCTTGCACCATAGGGTGTTGCTGATGTAGCCATCTGCTTATTCTCCTATAATACTAATTTACATAAAATGCGATTCTATTTTCTGCCCTAAGAATCACTCCCAAATTTGACTCTAGTGTCCTTGTCAGATGACATGGGCATTCTAGAATCTTGTTCACGGAAGTAATTTTTATCAGTTGCTTCGATTTGAGCTTTTGCCATTTCTTGGTAGTACTCATCCCTTTTCTTCATGGTTAAGGCATCGGCTTTGCATAAAAGCAATCCTCCGATTTCGATATTGCCTTTAAAATGGGAATGATAATCAGGGACAATGTTTTCCGCTATCTCTGGATGATCTTCCATTTTTACAGGCTCCCAACCTTCTCTGAAACGGGATGATACATTCGTATTCAAGACAGTGCCATTTACGGAAGTGGCAATCCATCTAAATACATATCCATCTTGTGGGTCTGGGTCAGGCAGAATAGTCTGCGGTACCCAGGGTTCATCTCTCTTCTCGGCTTCTCTGTTCTCTACTTCTCGTGAAGCTTCATGGGTCTCTCGACCTTCGATTTCTCGATTACGCTCTTCGGACATTAAATCATCTCCTTAACTATTTGTTTAGCATACTGTTCTGCTGATAGCCCAAGCTTCCTGGCGAGAGAAACTTGAGTGGG